CTTTGTTTGCTTCAAAGATTACCTCTTTGATAACAGGCTCAAGAGCCTTTTGAAAATCTGGAATGGCTTTTTCGCCACCAGCCCAAACCATGCGCGAGGGTTTGCCCATTCGTTCGTCAAGAACTGAGACCATGTTTGGACGCGCCCTATTTGGATTTCGGTTTCGGGTGCGGTTTGGTCCTTTGCCTGCAATGTCTGTTATCGCAAGTGCTGCGCCTTTAGTGCCCACTGTAATAGTCCCAATTGTCTCATACTGAGCACCCTTAGTGATGTTGCGTTTGCGAGCTTTTCGAGTGTTGGTCTTAACGACAATGTTTTTAGTCTGACCGCCTTTCCACCCGGTACGACCATTATTTTCCATACCTGACATAGGCGCAGACGATGGCACTAATGGTGTGATTGCGTCCACAACAACTTTGCCAAGTTCGCGAATCTGTTTACCGTAAGCCTTACGAAGTTTGGGGTCAATAGAGTTGATCGTCCGCAACGCCTCTTTGAGGCCAGTTGGTTTCAGATCTATTCCAAGACTCATCGCTTACTCTCGTTCTGCTCGATTATCAGCCTGACCATTTCGTCAATGATCTGGGCTGGTGTTTCCATCAGATCCAACGGACTGATGCCTGTACGAACAGCGAGCTGCGCGATCAGGTTTGTGGCTCTTCCTGCGGGCCCTGTTTGGCTTTTGGGACAAACGTGATATCCATGACGTTCTCTACCCAAGTGCTAAACAACGGCACCACAATCTTTTTGGTTCGTAATGCATCCCAAGCCAACCACGCTAAAGGCTTGAATTTCATATCTTCTAAGAAACGGCCCACGGAGAGCGTGGGGTGATGATCTTCCCACCTGCACGCAACTCCGTAGGTGATCGGTGCTTCGAATGTTTCACCGTCAGCCATTTCTACTTTTAATGTCATGCCAATCATGTCGGGGTCCTTTTGTTAGTTGTTGATTACGGGCTGACGATGTCGCGGACCCAAGTGCCACCAGTGAAGGTGACTGAGACTTGGCTCAGTTCTCCGACGGTTGTCACGATTGGGGTGAACGATGACATCATTGCATTGCTGATCGTGTACTCAGGGTTAGACGCTGATTCGGTTGAACCTGATGGCGAGATAACCAGTGTGGTGGTGCCGTCGCCGACAACATCAAAGAGGGTGGCTTCAATTTCGCCTGCGCCGTAGTTCTGGAACATTGTTAAGGTGACGTTTACCATTTGGAGGCCTGACACGAAGCGGTGCCCGGTATCGCCGAAGGTCGTAGATTCCAAAGCGTCATAGCCGATTTCTAGGCTGGCGGCACTGGTGTTCTGGGTGACGTCCACCGTTGAAATAAAGACGGTTGGGTTGGACAAGTAAACGGTTTTTGTTGTGGGCATGGTTTTTCCTTTATGGGATGCGCTTGGAAGCGATTCTGATTGTTAGGTCGTATGCGGGTAGTTCTTGTGAACCGATTTGAGCGAGCGACGGTGAGCCACTCAAAACGGCGATAGGGCTGTTCATAATTGTGTCGCAGACTTCAAGAATGTAGTTTGCCGAGTCGCTATTGCCGGGTGGCGCGCCAAGGATTCGGAGATCAACTGTGATATCTGCAACTTGGTTGTTGAAACAAGTGAACGTCGGTAATTCCACGAACACTGTGAGCGGTCGTGCGTTGCGCGGATCGGTAACAGGCTTGAGTCCCAACGCTGTGAGCGATGCTGACACCGTGTTGATGGTGTCTGTGAAGATGCCTGCCACATCAAGCCACCTGACTGCGTTTAACGCCGAGCAACTGGTTGACTCGACCCAAGGTCATCAGCGGTGGTCCTGTCATGTCACCAAACGATGCGTAACTGTCTCCAGTTGTACCGCGTTCACGGTACAGACCTGCCGCATACAAGGTGGTTCCCAACAATACGGAACTGTCAGGGACAGTCGTGAGACTGTCGTGGTAACCAGCCTGCACGCGACGCCTGAAACACCAAGCGTTCGCAGCTGCGACACAAGTCGTGAGGAACGCGGTGTCATTTGCCGTGGCCGACGCGATCCCAAGGAACTCGGTTACAGGTGCGACCGATGACAACCAAGTGCAGGTTTGAGTCCAAGTAACTGTTCCTGTCGCTGCAGTTCTCTGATAGTTATCAAAGTTTGATTTGACAAGTAGTTGATTCGTGATGGTGACTTCAAAATCATATTGAAAATCACCTTCATAGCCGACACCAACAAACTCAAAAGTAGGAACCGCTTGAACGATGTAAGTCGCATCAAAATTGTTTCCTACTCCTGCGACGACGATCGTTTGACCGATCGTGATGTCTGTGGCTTCGAGGGTCTGAATCACGGCGTAGTCGTCTACACGTTGTGCGTGCGTGACGGTGAATACGGCCATGATTCAGATCCTCTCGTAGTTTCCGTCTATCAGACGAAATCAGCCTTGATGGCGAGTTCTGGGGAAATGACCTTACTTGCCCAGTAACCACGGACTGCGATCTGCCTGCTGAGTTGGGAGGGGTTTTCCACGGAAATCAAGCCCTTATTCATTTCATATGACTCGAGCGCACGAGGATCAAGGATGGTCATGCCAGCCGAGGTCAAGTTGCGGTCAACGACGACGCGCAAACCGAAAGCAAACGCACCCTGTGTCGAAGCGACATTGAGTGAACCGTATGCGTTCATTGGGCCCACCTGTGGGAACAACGGACGGTCAGCGGTATCGGACAAACTGCCCATCAACTTCCAGACGTTTGGTGACACAGCGAGCACGGAAGGCAAGTTGCCATTTGAGCCAGTCAAGATGTCAGCGGCTGCGGTGTACATCCACTCAACCCAGTAAGCCGGGTCAGCAAGTGATGCGTTTGCAAAGTTGTTGCTGTTGGTGACGCCAGTCTGCAATTCTGAGCAAGCAAGCAAGTCGGTGCGGTCCATGTAGACGCGCATCATGTCATCAAGCAACGGTCCAAGTGCTTCAGGCTGTGTCCAGTCAATTGAGGCTTCGCTAATTTCAACATAGCCACCCTGAATGGTCTTAGTGATCTGCACGTCATCAATGCCGAAAGTCGATGCGGTGATTGTCGTGTTCTGTGTGGCGGTACCAACTGAGTTATGGACATTCACTACAGGGCGAATGAAGACTGAGCCTCCCTGCGGCATGGGGCGCAAGGTGGTTGCATCAACGAGAGGACGCGAGCCGACAAACGTGTTCACCACATTTTGAATGATCGGGGTTGGGATCACACCGGGCAGATCAGTTGTGGTGACGTTGGGAGCTGCGGCGCGGATGTTTTCGTTGAGTTGTGCGAAGTCGCTACCACCGCGAACGAAAGCAGAAATGTATTCGCTGACGGACGGCAATTTGAATTCGCGCTTGGCGGTTGCATAGATCGGTTGAGTCGCCACGGCGGCTTCAACGGTTGTGGGTTCTGACATGGTTTCATCCTCCTCGGATGGTGTTGGGGTTGTTTCTGTTGGGATTTCTTCGTCGGGTTCGTCGGCCTGAGCAACTAGGTCGCGAATTTCTGCGCCCGAAAACGCTGGTACGGCGACCAGTGACAATTCAACGAGATTGGCGCGGGTCACGACGGTGGCTTTAAGTTCTTTGTCGTAGTGCGACTCTTGGACTTCTGCGCCTACGGACACTGCGTCATACGCACCCGAGCGAATCAACTCGACTGCGTCAGCACTGGCACGCGTGCGGGCAAAGGTTGCGGTAAAGCCGAGGCCTTCTTCCATATCGGCTAACGCGTTAACTGTGCCACGCAACTGACCTAAATCATGTCCTTCAATAAGTTTGGCGGCCTTCTGATTGACATCAAAAGCACCGCGAGCAAACGCCACTTTCTGCCCACCGCTCACTACTGCGGTAGTCGGTGCCCAAGGCACGGCAATTCCCGAAATTGAAGCGGGTGCGTCATCTTCTGACTTTGCAAAGTCCAGTGTCGGAATTTCTGCGTGAAAGCGAATCATAAAATCTCCTCAGATGTTCGTTCTGTTGCGGACGGTTCGCGCTCAACATTCCCTAAATCGTTTTCGTAGATGTAGTCAGAAACATCAAATTCGACGTACCGTCCGCGGGGCAAAATTTGGTTCATGCTGAGTGTCTGCTCAATTGCGTCCATGTACTGTTTTGCGCCGAACAAGTAAAGGTCTTGGCGTGCTTGTTGCGCGTTCTGGTATGTGTACGAACCGGGCACCCCGATACCGAGAAGGTATGGAGGGATTCCCGTTGCACGCGAAAGTTCAAGACTTTGGAACTGGCGCGCTTCCACCAATTGTAAACGATTTGGGTCGCTGCTAAATTCTTTAAATGTGACCACCGAATTCAAGGCCGCTATGGCACTTGTCTGTCGGGCGTTACGCCAAGCAGCTGCGAGTTCACCAAGATCTTCAGCGGACATTGGTTCAGATGCGTCGGTTTGTTGAAGCCACCCGGCAGCAATCTCATTCACTGCGAAACGGTCAGCGGACTGTTGCAGTTTGATTGCAGTCATGATGGCGCGGTTGCCTGTGTAAAGCAGTCCTTGCGTCGGTGCCAAGAACTGAACGACGTCATCCGTGTTCAGTTGCACACCGTTAAACATGATGTCATTTGATGGTCCGAAACGCTGTGCGGTTTGCTGGTCGCCCAGACTGACCATTGACGCGGGTAGCCATTCAAACGAAAGCGGACGGCCTGTGGCGGAGGATCGGCTGGTGATGTACCAAAAGCCCTGACCCCACAGCATCAGGTCACTTACTAGTTGCGAGAAAATGAAGTTTCGAGTGACGCGCGGATCGGGTTGATCCATCCACGATTCGTTTTCTAAATAGATCTCTTCGTATTCTTCGCCAGTCCACTGGGTGGTGTAATGCTTAAGTTCTAAGCATCCGACCATGGACGCAATCATTTGAATGGAACGAGAAACGGTAGGCACAGATAGAGCGAGCCTCTGCAACTCCCCGACAGAGTACGCATAATACTCGCCTACCTGCGAGGCCGCACCTGCGGCGGCCTGAACGGGAGCAGACGCGAACGCGGGGGTGGCGTTAACTTTCTTGCTTCCGAAAATTCCCATACCTGCCGAGTCTCTCACATATTTTGTGTGTATGTAAGTACCCCTACCCGAAAGCGAAAGCGGCGCGAGATGATCTAGTCGGTCGGCCTGCCTCAGCAGCTGCGAACACCATGCAACGCGCAAGAGTGATCGGACCGGGTGACTTTTGTGAACTGAGCGGTGCGCCGTCGTCCACCTTGACTTGTACCGCCCTAGTGACGTGTTCAGATAATGCGATCTCGCCAGTGTGGCGCAACTTGTCTTCCAAGATCATGCCACGGCAAATTGGTGTTGCTGCTTTCAGTTCTTTGTAGCCGACGATCTGTGTACGACGCACAAAGTCGGGCGGGGTGTGCGGATGCAATGTGGGATTAATGCGTAACTGGATGTCTCGGTTTTGCATGACACGGTTTACTTCAGCCCACATTTGTGACTGCGAATCCACCACAAATTCGGTCGTGACAATCACGCCGCCTTCGTGCGCGACAGCCCTTACTCCGCAGTAAAGCGTGTCGTTGTCTAGCGAGTTGTCCACACACAAAATCCCGCCGTCTGGAATCGGTATTTGTGTCACTCGATCAGCCCACAAACCAAACGGTAGCCACGAATCAGCGGACGCAATCCAAAGGTTCCCGTGTGCTCTAAGCCACGCCCCACGATCAGGACCAGCAAACGCCTTTTCCAATGATCGCCATTGGATGGTTGTCCCTAACGCAGGGTTAGACCACGGCCACCACTGGCGGTCCTCCATATTCACACCCGGTGGAGGCGACCACTCACACCAGTAAATCCCGTTTGTGATCCCTTTATCAATTGCGTGCAACGCCTGTTCTCGCAACATTTGCATCGCCGTGGACGACTGGTCACCAGCAGTAGAGAAACACGCCAGCAACGGATTTGGACGGGCAATCTGCGACGGCCTGAACGCGTCAAACAACACTTCAGGGCTGATGTCCCAAAGTTCGTCAACACACAACAAGTCAGGACTGCCACCATGCTCATCAGCGCGAGCAACACCCATCGAAATGACCGACCCGTTATGGCACAAGATCGCCTCGTCACCATTCGTGCGACGCACCGTAGCCAAATCAAGTTTTTCAAAAGTGTTAGCCAAGAAACGCCACGTCTCCATAGCCCGCTTTTTCTTGTTAGCCACAATCTGAATTTCTTGCGGACGACCCCACCACTCAGGCCCCTTAAGTGCCCAGCCTGCACAAAGTGCTCGAAGCATCCAAGACTTACCATTTTGGCGACCAGTTCCAATCACCGCTTCATTCGCACACAGTCGCCCGGTGCCATCGTGACCCAACATCCCATTCAAAGCCCGCACCTGCCACGGCATCAGCGTGATCTTCAAAACTGACTGAGCGAGAGCTGCAACCTCAGCACCAAACGAAGCGACCGCATCCGAAGGCGTTTCCAATCTTGGCTCAGTGCGCCCAAATTCTGGACGATCAGACTCGGTTCCTGCTGGTTCAGGCTTGATCGGGGAGATCAAACTGGAGGGGCTCGGGTCTTCCTA